GAGGAAGACGTTACAAGTAACCAAGAACCAGACCCAGAGCAAGACAGAAGGGATCTAATAGTGCAAACCTTGGTAGACTATAGGCTCAACGTAATGGCCGTTAGCGAGATGTTAACGATAAGCAGTGCCTACCTATCAGAAGACCTAGAAAAACGCTCTACGGGCGATTTAGAGGCCTTATACGCGCAGTTAGTAGGCCCAGAGTCCCAGGAGGTGCACTAATGCGCTGCAAAGCCTGTGATACGCTACAGACTGACCTAGACAAAGGAGACTTATGTCACCCTTGCAGCGTAGAGGAACTGAAGGCAAGGTTTCCAGACCAGAAGCAAGTTAGGGACACAGAAGCACAAGATTTTATTGAACATGTGGAAGGAATAATGAGGATAACTAGGGAACATGAAAATTTTTCAAGTTAATTCTCCGCAAGATTAGTGTATCTCATGTTACACTAGTACTCTAAAGAGGCTAAGGGATAACATTATGTTAATCATTATGATTATTCTTTAGTCTACTTTAGTAAACTAAACTAAACCTTAGAGGTAATTGATATGGCAGTAGTAAGTGGTAAAGCAGCGTTTGCTCACTTGGACAGCACCGAGGTGTATAACGGACAGGACACAGGACGGTATACACTGACTGTAACCTTGGACGATGAGAATGCACAGATCTTGTCTGAGCAAGGGGTAAAGCTAAGAGACTACGACGGTAACAAGCAACGCAAGTTTGCTAGTAAGTTCAACGTAAAGGTCATTGATGCTAACGACCAGCCCTTTGTTGGTAACATTCCACGAGGTTCAGTGGTACGCCTTAGCTACAAGACAGGTACGCCACACCCAGTCCATGGTACTCCAACCTACCTAAATGCTATTAGGGTGGTAGAAGTAGCGGAAGACAGCAGTGGGATTGATGCAGACCTATAGGCACAGCAAAGATGATCCGTTTGTAAGACATGAGCCATGCCCTAAGTGTGGCTCTAAGGATGCACTGGCTCGCTATAGCAGCGGGTCAGCGCATTGCTTTTCAAACCTATGTGATCATCATGAACATTCAAATGGCAACGTAGTAACGCTACAGCCCCAACCAAGGAGGCCATTGGAAGATATGACAGCAGCAGGCGTCATAGCAGCTATACCCGACAGAAGACTTAGCCAAGAGACTTGTAGAAAATACAATGTCATGGTTGAGTACAACGCAGCCGGTGAGATAGCCAAGCACATCTACCCGTACTACAGCACAGACAGCGACGAACTAAAGGCCACCAAGGTACGCCATGTGAAGAATAAAGACTTCCATGCGACAGGTGACATGACCACTAATGTAGGTCTGTTTGGTCAACAAACGTGCAAAGGTAAGGGTAAATACATCACCATCACAGAAGGTGAGATAGATGCCCTTAGTGTGGCTGAGATGTTTGAACGTAAGTGGGACGTAGTCTCTTTACGCAATGGTGCATCCTCAGCAGCTAAGGAAATCAAAGAGAACCTAGACTTTTTGGAAGGCTACGATAACGTAGTGGTCTGCTTTGACACAGACAAGGCAGGGCAACAGGCCGTAGACGACATAAAGGACTTGTTCTCACCAAGCAAGCTAAAGATAGCCAAGCTACCTATGAAGGACGCTAACGAGATGTTGTTGGCTAACAAGGTGCGGGAGTTTACTTCAGCATGGTGGAATGCCAAGGTTTACCAGCCTGATGGCATCATCCAAGGTAGTGACACATGGGATGCCTTGACCAACAAGATAAAGGTCAAGTCCATACCGTACCCATGGCAGGGACTCAACACCTACACCAAAGGCTTTAGACCATACGAGCTAGTGACGATAACGTCAGGCTCAGGTATGGGTAAGTCTCAGATGGTTAGGGAGCTAGAGCATTACCTGCTAAGGGCAACGGAGGACAACATTGGCATCCTAGCTTTGGAGGAAGACGTAGCTCGCACCGCACTGGGCATCATGTCAGTGGAAGCAGACTGCCCTTTGCACCTTGAGGAAGACCTAGACCCAGAGATAGCATTCCCTTACTGGGAGGATACCCTTGGCACAGGCAGGTATTACTTGTTTGACCACTGGGGCAGTACCAGTGAGGACAATCTGTTAGCTAGGGTCAGGTACATGGCTAAGGCTTTGGACTGCAAGTGGATCATCCTAGACCACCTGTCCATCGTTGTGTCAGCACAGGACAATGGTGATGAGCGTAAGGCCATTGATGCTATCATGACCAAGCTACGGTCACTGGTGCAGGAGCTAGGCATAGGCTTGTTTCTTGTTTCTCACCTAAAGCGCACCCAAGGCAAAGCACATGAGGATGGAGGTCAGATAAGTCTAAGTGAACTAAGAGGCTCACAGGCTATTGCACAGCTATCCGACATGGTCATTGGCTTGGAGCGCGACCAGCAAGATGAGAACATAGAAAAAAGGAACACCACTACGGTGCGTATCCTCAAGAACCGTTACTCAGGTTTGACTGGTGCTTGCTGTTACTTGAAGTATGACAATTTTACTGGTAGAATGTCAGAGACAAGTAAGCCAAAGGAGGACGCAGTCAATGAGCTATAAGCCTATGTTCCTAGACATAGAAACCAATGGCCTAGACCCCGACACCATCTGGCTGGCAGTGACCATGCAGGATGATAATGTACTGGAGCACTACGACAAGGACAGCCTAGCTGCAACTTTGGAAGGTGACTTCCCAGTGGTAGGCCATAACCTCATAGGCTTTGACATTCCAGTGTTAGAGAAGCTATGGGACATCACAGTGGACAAGAGCAGGGTACAGGACACTTTGGTTATGTCCAGACTAGCTAACCCACAGCGGGAAGGCGGTCACAGACTGTCTAACTGGGGTGAGATACTAGGCTTCCCTAAAGGCGACCACAGTGACTGGACATGCCTGTCTCCTGAGATGATTGCTTATTGTATACAAGATGTCCGTGTGACAGCTAAGGCATACAACAAGATGAAGCTAGAGCTACGTAACTTTAGCCCAGAGTCCATTGACCTTGAGCATGAGGTGCAGTGGATAACTCAAGAGCAGATACGTAATGGCTGGCTATTGGACATACGACATGCTATGGACTTGTTAGCTACCCTGAAGGAACGCAAGCTGGTTGTGGAGGATGAAGTACATAAGGTATTCAAACCTAAGTGGGTGGACGTTAAACAGGTAGTGCCAAAGACCAAGAAGGACGGCAGCCTGTCTAAGGTAGGACTCACTGACGAAGAATACCAGAAGGTACAACAGTCCGGTGACAGGACTCCCTTCATGCGTAAGATGCTTAAGCCATTTAACCTTGGCTCAAGACAGCAGATAGGTGAGTACCTAATGGACTTTGGATGGGAGCCTTGCAAGCTAACCCCTACAGGTCAGCCAATAGTAGATGAAGCAGTACTGTCTACTGTCAAGGACATACCACAGGCAGCGTTGATAGCTGAGTACCTGATGTTACAAAAGCGTGTGGCTCAAGTGCAGTCATGGGTAGATGAAGCTAACCCAGACACAGACAGAGTACATGGCTATGTTAACACCAATGGTGCTGTCACTGGTAGGATGACACACTCTAAACCTAACTTGGCCCAAGTACCTGCAAGCTACTCACCGTATGGCAAGGAATGCCGACAGTGTTGGATTGCTAGAGATGGGTACAAACTTGTAGGGTTTGACGCTAGTGGCTTAGAGCTACGTATGTTAGCCCACTACATGAACGATAAGGACTACACCAATGAAGTCATTAACGGAGACATCCACACAGCTAACCAACACCTTGCAGGACTTGAATCAAGAGATAAGGCTAAAACTTTCATCTACGCACTCCTGTACGGTGCTGGAGATGCTAAACTTGGACCAGTGGCAGGAGGAGGCAGAGGTGCTGGTAGCAAACTTAGAGAACGATTTATGCGTAATCTCCCAGCATTTGCATCTCTTAAAGACAAGACTGCAAGAGACTCAGCCCAAGGAGTCATTGAAGGACTAGACGGTAGGAAGCTACACATAAGGTCAGAACATTCAGCCTTGAACACATTGCTTCAAAGTGCAGGCGCTATTGTAATGAAAAAAGCCTTGTGTTTACTACAGGAGTATGCTATACTATGGAACTTAGACTATTACTTTGTGGGGAATATCCATGATGAAGTACAAGCAGAAGTTAGAGCAGACCAAGCAGACAAGTACGGAAGACTTGCAGTCTCCTGCTTGGAAGCAGCAGGAATTGAACTTGGACTCAACTGTAAGCTCACAGGAGACTATCAAGTTGGAAGTAGTTGGGCAGACACACACTAAACTTTGCGCCAAATGCAGTGCAGTTTTGGAGCCTAAAAAAAATTGGAGTGTTTCAAGAGAAAGTAAAAATGAGTTAATTTGCCGCCCATGCAAAAATGAGTACAACAGTAAAAGAATGTGGGTTAACGGTAAACACATTTCTAAAAAACACCCTTTGTATAAACCCGGACGCTACAAGTCCTTTGGTGATGCAGCCTTTGAGTCTTTAGATAACTACAAGACTGCAAAGCAAGGTCAAGTGTACATCCTGTACAGCCCAGCCTACCCTAGCTGGATTAAAGTAGGCATGGCAATAGATGCAGAGGACAGGCTAAAGCAGTTTCAGACAGGCAGTCCGTACAGAGACTACATCTTGATAAAAGCCTATGACACTGATGACAGGCGTAAAGCAGAAAGTGAGATACATGAGCTTCTAAGGAAAACTCATGGCAGTAAGAACGAATGGTTTGTAATTGCTGCACCAGTAGCTAAAGAAATACTAGATGGATACTTTGATGAAAACAGTTAACACCCTAATAGATGACATCTACGATCTTGTGAAGTTTAAGTCACCTGATAAAGCAGTGGACGCAGAGCAGATCATTGATGACTTTGGTGAAGCATGTAAAGACCTTATGCGTAAAGAGTTTACCCAACGTGGTAGGTTTGATGCACGTAAGCTACGCATGTCCAACATTGGTAAGACCGACAGGTTCCTGTGGAACCACTACAACAATGTAGGGCCAAAGGAGAAGATGCAGCCTCACACCCTTGTGAAGTTCATGTACGGTCATTTGATTGAGGAGATGTTGCTATTGTTTGCTAGACTAGCAGGCCATACAGTGACACATGAGCAGGCACAGGCAACCGTAGAAGGTATCTCAGGTAGCATGGACTGTAAAATTGATGGTATAGTGACTGACGTTAAGTCTGCCAGCACTTATGGCTTCAAGAAGTTCAAGGATGCTACACTTGCATTTGATGACCCCTTTGGGTACATAGATCAAATCAAAGGATACGCTAAGTCTGAAGGTGAGACACAGGTAGGTTGGCTTGCTATGGACAAAGCTAATGGTCACTTGACTTATCTGAAGTATGACCTAGAGGATACACAGGCTCCTGTCTATGAGGTTCTTAAGGAAGATATAACGGATCGTATTAAACACGTTAAGCAGATGGTGGAAACTAAAGAGCCTCCACCCTTGTGTCATGATACAGTCCCTGATGGTAAATCAGGTAACAAGAAGCTGGCTATGGGCTGCTCTTACTGTCACTTTAAACATGCTTGTTATCCTAAGCTACGTACATTCCTGTACTCCACAGGGCCAAGATACTTAACGGAGGTGGCTAATGAGCCTAAAGTCCAAGAGATCACGTAAGCAGAGCATCTACAGGTCTGGACTAGAGAAACGATTTGCACAGTCAGCACCTAAACGTAGGTACTTGTATGAGCCATATGATGTACCCTACGTGATGCACAGGAAGTACAAGCCAGACTTTGTAGATAAGAAGACAGGTGACTACATAGAAACTAAAGGTTTCTTTAGAGCAGGGGATACCCAGAAGTATACGTCAATACGTGATAGTATTGCACCCATAAAGTTAATTTTTGTCCTGTCAGACCCCAACAAGAAGGTCAGGAAGGGTTCTAAGATTACTATGGGCCAGTGGTGCCACAAGGAAGGCTTTGAGTTTTACACAGTTGATGAGTATGTAGATCATGTCACTAACAATGGATGAAGTAATAG